CGAGGAGTTCATAGTCGGTCACAAGGCGGGAGCCGCTTTCGATCCGGCTTATTACGTCCTGTTCCATAATGACGCCCTCTGTGGTCATTTTTGCCGCAAGGGCAGACTGTGACAATCGGGCCCGGAGGCGTAGTTCTCGGACGCGGTCCCCGGATATGTTTCCCTTTCCCTCAAACTGGAATTTTTTCACGGTTCCGCCTCCTCACTATGGAAATACCCCATATTTTAATTGACTTTAACATGAAAAAGCCTCCTGCCTATGGTAATATTCCATAGCTTATCAAAAGAAAAGGCGTACCAAAAGCAAAGAAAAAGGCCGGAGGCGTTACCCTCCAGCCCTTTTTTCTACTGCTTGCCCTCCCGGGCGTCGTGATATGTGGCCGCCACGACCACGGCCTTGAGCGTCTCCTTGCGGAGGTTGAGGTCCGTCTCGCATACCTCCGCCGGGGTTCCGCCGTTCACGGCTCCGGCCTCCAGGAGCGCCGCGGCGGTGGGTCTCCAGTATTCCGGGACGTCCTTCAAATCCTTATAGACCGGGTTTTCCTCGTCGAGGACCTCCCGGACGGTCTCCCGGATCAGGGCCTTTAATTCCTCTTTGCTCATGTTCTCGATCTCCTCCTCATAGTTGATATAGGGGATTTTCCCCCACTTGGTCCACTTGCGGGCGTTGTATCCGGCCTTTGTCCCGATATTGGAGACGGCGGTCACTTGGACCTTGTTCCTCCATTTCGGAGTACATTCGACCGCGAGGCCGTCCCCGATATATACCCCAATATGCCCCTTTACCCATACCGCCGCCCCGGGGACGATCCGGGAGAAATCGGTGGAGACCTCCTTACAAATTTTAATCATGCCGTCCGCCGACACGTCCGGGCAAGCCCCCGCCGCAAATGCCGCCGCGGTCGGGTAGGTTGCGCCGCCGTATCTTTTGGAGGCGTCCCCGCTCCAGCCCCACAAAATCCCTTTTATTAGGTTTACGCAATCAAAACCGAATGTATCGGCGGAGGCGGCGTTGATCCGTGCCTTTTGTGCCTCGCTTGTATTGTAGGCGTGATTTTTGGTATATCTCGCCTTGTTCTCCGGCGTCATAGGGGCCCCAAAGCACCCCATGATATAAAGGGTTTTGAAATTCCCCGCCACGGCGAGGAGCTTGTCCACAAACACGCCGGAGGGCATGAGGCCGGAGGTGTCCGCCGGAGCGTATCGGTCAAAGTAGGTTTTCCCGTACCCGGCGCGGCGGGCCCGGGCGGCCTCGCCCTGGTCGGCGGGCCGCTCAAACTGGAGGAGGACGGCGTCGGAGGCGGTTCGGACGTCCTGTGCGCTTTTCAGCGTGGAGAGGACGCCCTTGTAACTCCCGGCGAGCTCCTGGAGTAAAAAGCCGACCTGTGCCTCCAGGTCCCCCACGGACCGACCCGCCGCCCGGACATAGGCCAGGAGGGCCGCCTTGCGGGTCTTATAGGTCCACTGTGCGAGGCCATACCCCGCGCCGTCCCCGGCGAAATTGGTATAGGTTCCGGCGTCCACGGCGGCGGTATAGGCGGCGTCTGTGAGGCCGAGCTTTTTCTCGTGGGTGTTTTGCAAGTTTGCCGGGTTGAGGCCGCTCTCGGCGTAAAGGTTCCCCATGAGCCCCGCCGTCCCCGCGGGCGTCAAGCCCGCGGCGGTGAGGCGGCTCCAGATATATTTTTCTCTTTCTGCCCCTGTCATTTCAGCAGCTCCTCCCCCTTATTTTCCGTTGTGCTTTTCAGCTTTTCAATCAATGTCACAAGGAAAGACGGGAGCGGGACGCCGATCTGCGAAATGTTCTCAAGGATCGAAATACACTCATTGAGAACGAGCCAGATTGTCACGAGGAGGCCGAAAAAGAAGAATCCGCCGAAATCGACCCCGATCTGGCCCGCCGCCGTCTGTACCACCCAATCGGCCACAATCGCCACGACGACGGCCAGGAGATAGGCGGCCTTTTTTACAATCCCCATAATTCCCACGCGGGAACAAAGCTCGCCCCGGGTCCATGCCCGGACCATGCCGGAGATATAGTCCACGACCATAACGAGGAAAAGGACCGCCACGGGGAGGGCGAGTTCCTGGAAGTATGCCGCGGCTCCGGCCACGGCGGCGGCGATCACGCCACGAAAAATATTTTCTTTCATTGTCTTTTGTTCCTCCTTCTTAAAGCTCGGCCTTTATGGCCGCCACAATATCCGCCTTGAGGGTTTTCCCGGCGAGGCTGATCCCGTGCTCCTTGGCGTATTCTTTGAGTTGGGGGATCGTCATAGCCTCCAGGTCCGCGGCCTCCGCCGCCGCGGGCGCGGGCCTGTCCGGGAGGCTCCAGGCGTCCGGGTCGTCGTCCGGGCCGAAACTCGTCTCCCGGATACACTCCCGGACGGTCCCGTCTATCCAAACCATATACTCGCCCGCCTTATATGTATCATGGGCCCCCTGGACCTCCACAAAGGGGCGGGCGGTCTCCGGCGTGTTTCCGTGAAGGGGCCTCCAGAATGTGCGCCACGCGGTCCCCTCCGGGGAAATGTCCGGGTAAACCGCGCTGTCGTGCTCCTGGAAACACTCCCACGTCTGGCCACCCGCGTTCCGCACGTCCCCGACCTTATAGGCGGTCCCGGGGCTCCAGTCCTCATAAAGGGCGGAGACCGCGATCCTCTGGCCGTCGTCGAGGTCCAGCCCCGGCAACGTCAGGCGGGCGATCTTTGCGGCGGCGATCGTGGCCTCCGGGCCCATGCGCTGGACGGTCGCGGCAACGGGGAGGGTGTGGTCCACCTCCACAAGGACGCTCTCCAGCTCGTACCATTCATAGAAAAAGCCTCCTTCCTGGGCCTCGTGAATCAGGGCCCCGATTATGCACTCGTAAACGCTCCTTTTGTCCTCCTGTGCTCTTGTGAAGGATACGACGGGGTCCAATACCTGGATCGCCTCGTCGGATTTAATACGGATGTAGCGGCGGGGCCGCCCGCCGTCCCTCATTATGCCGATCGTGTATTCAAGCATAGGTTTCTCCTCCTTTTGTCCGCCTCCCGGACGGCGTTTTTCAAAACTGGCCGGATCGGGAGGACGTGCTTTTCATACTGTTTCTTTCCCGCACAATGTTTAAGCTGTCCGGCCCTGGACAGAATCCCCCGGGCCTGTTTCGGGTCTACCCGCCGCCGCGCCTCGATCCGTTTACTCGCCCGTGTGCATTGTCTTTTTAGGCGGAGGAGGTTCCGCTTGCGGATCAGGGTTAAGCCCCGTTTCATGCGATACCCCACGGCGTCGACCATGCGCTTTCGGGTATTGTAGACTTGCCAATTTTCCTTTAGGCGTAGGCCCATACGGGCGAGGTATTCCATGATTGCCCGGATCGCCTTGTGGAGCTTTTTCTTGTTCGGGCCGAAAAAAGTAAAATTATCAATATACCGCCCATATCGGCGGATACCGAGCTTTTCCCGGATATAGTGGTCCAGGGGCTCAAGTACGGCGTTAGCGAGCCATTGAGAAATATAAAAGCCTATTTTGATCCCGGCCTTGATGATCTTCCATATCAGGGCGAGAAATTCCCGGTCCTTGATTTTCCTGCAAAGGAATCTCATAACCACGCGAGGAGATAGGGAATCATAGAATTTTTTAATATCCGCCTCGCCGCCGTACTTTGTCCCCTTGCGGTCTTTGTCGAGCCATTTCTCAATCGCTTTTTTCTCCCTGTGCGGGCCCCGGCCCGGGATACTCCCACAACAAAAATAATCCATGCCCCGCATAAGGATGGGCTTTAAGACTTGGACGATCATGTGGTGGATATATTGGTCCGGCCAGAGGGCGGGCTCGTTGATAATCCTGGTTTTCCCTGCGGTGGGGTCGTACCGCTCAAAGGTCCGGGCGGGTTTCGGGTGGAAGTTCCGCGCGATCTTGCAAAGCTCCTCCGCCCGTTCCTCCTTCGTCCGCTCCACCCATTGAGCGGTTTTATTGTCTTTGCGATCCTCGTTTATTTCCTCGATCGCCTGGAGGGCGTTCTCCTTTTTGCAAAGCCTCTCCATGAGGAATCCTATTCTTTTCATGTTTCGCCTTTCGGATGTAAATAAATTTTCTTATTCACCTCACGGTCTTTCAAACCAAAAAGGCTTACTATAGCAATCTTCAAAAAAACTAACAATAAGCGGAAGCGGCAAACCAATGCCGGCAATCCAGCTGCGAAACAGAATCGAGTGCCATACGAACCGCGTCAGGGAGCAGGTCCAGACTTCGGACCTTCCATCCACGAAGGAGGGCCTTCATCTTGGACCACATCTTCTCAATGGGATTCAGATCGGGACTGTAGGGCGGAAGGTACAGAACTTTCATCCCCTTTTCCTC